ACTAGAAGCCAATTTCTAATAAAAATCTCACGGCAAACATCGTCTGTAAAATTGAAAACTGTCCGACAATAAGAAGCTATACGATCACGACTCTGCACTTGTAAAGGTTGACAATCGCAATGTACTGTATACGTTCTCAGACAATCCTTACAAACTGTTAATGTCGACATTATTTTATCACTTTTCATGGCATTATCTTGTCTCTTCCTATGTTCCAAAATACTTTTTCCAAAAAACACTAAAAATTCATTTACATCTTCAAATATTTTGTGTGGAACAATTTTTGCATAATCTTTGCCCTCTCCTTCGGCACAATCTGGAACTATTTTCTCAACAATGATTCTCCAGAAATCTGGCCATCCGGTTAAATTCTCAGGCAATTTCTGTGGATCAATAAAAGGGGATGCTCGAGTAATCTCACCAATCTGAATCCCATCCTGACGATATTCGGGCTTTACCTCTAATGTAATAACCATTGGAAAACGACGTAATATTGCCAAAGGACATGAAAAATATGCACTAGCATTTAAATCTTTTGTATTGGTAGTTGCAATGCATAATTCCACACGAACAGGAGTACGACCTTTATCTTCTAAAGCAGCTTGGGGAGGGTTAAAAGGTACATTATTAATAACATTCAAAATTTCCTCCAATGTTTTGTCCATCATTGCTTTATCAGGATTCAAAAAGGCAACATCATCTAAACGTAAACACCATTTACTGGTATCGAAACCGCTCCAAAACTCATCAGTGGGTGATCTAGCAAACAAAAAAGAATCATCAATAGGATAATCTAATAGTTTACCAAAATAATAATATAACATTTTAGTAAAAGATGATTTTCCGATACTAGATTTCCCGTTTACAAGAACTCCATAAGGAGCCTGACGTTCCTGTTGCGCAGCCTTCCGGGTCACCTCAGTGGCCTGCAGTAATTGAAGCTGATTATACTTAGATACTATCATACTATTAGTAGTGTTAGTCATGGTCTTAGTATGTAATATCATAGCACGCCCTATCTCAATTTGCTCTGCAACTTCTGCGCGAAATGTAAAAGCATTTGTTCCATGAGCTTCGAGATTACCAGTAAAAGGAGCTAAAGCTAATAGACGATCGGTCTTATCTAACCATTCAGTATATTTATCTCGTCCATGTATAAAATCCGAAAATTTCCCAGTTACCTTATAATCCTCAACTCTCTCTAAAAAGGTTATAGATGTATCCAAAATACACCACCATAAATCCACTTTAGAATAGTAATTCTGCTGATAATTACGTATCTCATAACGGGAGAAATCTTCTTCTGATAGTGAAATACCAAATTGAGTCAACAAACCTTGTGTTAAAAGAAATGAAAATAATTTTCTAGATTTCTTGAACAAAGGATTGTTTACACAATTAGATACACCATCAAAATATGATCTCATTAGCATAACTGTCTCTCGGGATTGCACAGGAGAGTCCAAATCCGTTTTAAAGAAAGAATTTATCTGTGCGAACCATTTGTTCAAAGTAGCAATTCTTTGTCCACCATATACAAGCTTAAAAAGTATCATCATTTGCACCATAAAATCAGTATGATTTGTAACACGTCGAATATTGTGGTACGTAAGCAAAAAACTTTCTAAAACATCTAAAGAACGACCAATACCATGGTCAGTCCTAGGCAAAAGCCTCTCAATGTGCTTGAAAAGAACACTCATGGCTTCCAAAGAACGCTGTTGATCATCATCAAAAGATGGCCAATTATCTCCGCTCTGGATATGCAGTCCATGTAGAGATGAACTTAGACGGAAATTACCGTCCCAATGTGGGCAGTGTATAACATTGATATTGGCACTTTTACGTGCCAAATACCTATATTTAGATACCTGCCGACCACGCCTGCGGCGACGCGATCTAATCATAAAACTTTCCTGTAAAACCGCACAGGATTGCCACAAGAAATATTTCTTTTTGTGGTCTTTAAACGCTCCATATTGTGAACATAAAGCAGGGTTCACAGGCACAAAAGTCACACCCCAAACAAGACATAATAATCTCAAAAAAGCGTAAGTCATAATAGTCGTATCTGGTGCGTTAGGACGTATTATTTCTCCCGGTCAAAGGATATCCCAGTTCAACTGGGAAAAGCCTATTTGGACTTTTACCTAATAGGAATACTCTTGAAAATCAAAATTAGGCATGTTATAAAGACAATAAAGCCTGGCTACATACCATGTGAAAAGTCACAATGGCGGCCTCGAAAAATATAAAGTTTATTAATCGAGATGTACTAAATAACAACCAGTGAAAACTATTTCCTAATAATCATTTCAAAAGGTTTGCTACTCAACATTAAAACATAAATGAAAATATAATCTTTTTATTTGAGCAAAATTTTTTATTTTTTATTTTATTTTATAATAACTTACAGTATTGACCAAAAATACTGATAAAAACTAGACATATACAAAACTGGCATAATATAAAAAGTTGGTCATGAAAAGCCAGTCGGGGAATTGCACCCCTCAATCACACGCAAACTCTATTTAAAAACGATACGTCAGAGTGGACGTATTTGACAAGAAACATATAAGACTGACTGTCTAGTGCACAAAAAATTAACGCCCTGTGCTGGGCGGTCTATTAAGGTTAGACGAACCTTAGGAATATTAGCAAATTAATATTCCCAAAAGAGTTTGTTAACGCACAAACTACACAAAGCGTTTCACCATCACTCCTTATCATCAAAGCAATGGTGGGAGTT